TGTGCCGCATTAGAAACAACTCTACCTTTACGTCTACCACTTGTACAGCGGACAGCACGTTTAATAGTTTTACCCATTCTACGCCATACCATTCTGGCTTCAACAATTGGTTCTTCTGTAAACTCGTTTATTCTCATTATGATAATACTCTAAAAATTAATCCACCTACTGTGGCTATAAGTGTAGTTACAGTAACTCCTACTATTGCTACAATCCAGCCTTCTAATTTATTAAGCCTTTGCTTTGTATCTACTTTAAATTCTCTAAGTTCTGAAGTAATGCTTTCGATTCTCAACATGTCTGCAATAATGTGTGCTTCTATGTTCCCATCTTGCGAATATAATTCAGGCTTTTTGTCTAGGTCTGTTTTTTTAGGCATAATATTCTCTTATTTTTATAATAAATCTTGTTTTGTAAATTCCATATTTACACTATTTTTGGTATCTATTGTGCCTACATTAAGCACAATACCATCTAATTCATCTTTAAGCAAGTCTACTGTGTGTGCGCCTTCTCTTTCAAATGCAAATTTAAAAATCCAGCCTGCTCCTGTTAAACTTGGTGCACCATAGTTTTCTAATAAATTTTGTCCTATGCCATTTAATGCAACAGGATCATTCATAACAACTGGTTGTGCTCTTAATCCTATTACTTGTACAACACTTTCAAAATCTTTTTGCGTATTATCTGTAAAATCACCTGTACGAGTAATGTCTAGTGTAGTAAAAAGTGAGTAAAATTCTATGTTACTCGATAACACTTCACTACTGCCCATTGCTCCTGCTCTGTCTAAACTCATGTGTGTCTCCGTATATTACACTATTTATCAAGTTTGCAGATTGTTCAGCCAAAAAAAATCCTCACATGAGTGAGGATTCTTTTTTGTTAAATTAAATCTTAACTAAATGTTGCGATTAATGTTGCGCCTGTAATGCTTGGAGTTGCCGCCGCACCTTGTACTGCGATGTGCGAACCTGAAGTTAAACCTTCAACTGCTACAACTACAAAACCTTCGTTTTGTGCTTCTAAACATGCTTCTTCAACTGTTACTGCTGTTACGTCATCAACTTCTAAAATATGAGTTGTTCCTACGAAGCCATTTGCCGCTCTTACTGCCGCGTTTGGATTTGCTTGTGCCATTATATTTCTCCTAATATGTATCGGGTATAAATTACCCTGTTACACTTATTTATCTTTTTTAGTCAAAAAAAATCCCCACACAGTGAGGATTTTTTAAATTAAGTTTAACTTAGAAACTTACGTCTGCAATAACGTGACCGTCAATGTCACCGTTTGCTAAGTTGTCTGCACCTTCAACAATCATGTTTACAACTGCTTGACTGTCTGCTGTAAAGTCACCAATCTTAAGTACTGACAAGTTTAAATTTTGAACATTGCTAACTAATGCGTTAAATTCTGCTTGGCTGATGTTACCTGATTGCTGAGTAAAACTCTTAAGGAATACATCTTTACCAATGAACTCACCACTAGCGGCCGCTCTTCTATCTGCTTGTGCCATTATAATTCTCCTAATATGTACGAACGTTAGTACGTTCTATGCATTTATTTATCTAATATTAACGATTTTTTTTGAGTGAAGGTACTGATTTGGCTAAATTAAAACCTCGTTTAAATCCGCCTATTGCTAGATCTTTTGCTGTATCTATTTCTTGTGCACCTGGTATAGATTTTTTAAGTGCTTTGCCTATTTTCTTTTTAATACTGCTGACAGTAGAGCCAATTGCATCGTCAGAATCTATGTCGTAACTTTTTTGTGTAGAAGCAGATTTAGGTTCTGCGGCTCTGGCTGTACCATCTCTGTAATGAGTGTACTCACCTCTGCCTCTTTTTTCTTGGTCACCTGCTTTTCTTTTTAATCTTTCTTTTTCTAATTCTTTTTTATTTCTATTGATTTCTCTTTGTTCTTGATTTGCTAACCATTCTTGGTAGTCAGCAGTACCTAAATCAATTGCATCACTCCAAGAACGCACCTTAGGTTGATTATAAGCATTTACAATAAAATCTCCAAGTTTACCCTTATACAACTGGCGAATGCGGCCAGCATCTAATGGTCCCCCTTGATCGCTGTCTGGTGCTTCTTGTACTATTTCAAAGATTTTCATGTTTGTTTTTTCCTGCCTGATGCCCAATAACCTGCTACAGCACCAATGCCTGTTCCTACTTTTTTATATTTATCTACATCTTTACCTAGTCTTTGTGCAATTTTTTTACCTGCATATCTACCTGCAACTGCTCCAGCGGTTGCACCAACGGCACGTTTTGTAAAACTTGTTCTTGGTGCTTTGTACTCTGGGTGCGGCCTATAGTTTCTATACTTCAGCATTGTTTGTAAAGGCTTCAATAATTCACTACCTCTTGCAACACGTCTTATTTCTTGACTGATAGTTGCAATTACATTCTGCCTACTAATAAATTTTAAGTTACCCCAATCGGTTACAAATCTTCTCCAACGTAGATATCTACCATCTGTAATTTTTAATTGTCTTTCTAATGTTAAAAAGTATGATACTGCTTCGTTTTTAGTGTCATCGGCAAGTGACAACTTGCGAATAAATCTCTGATGTCTACGTGGAACAAACTGTAAACTTTTTAAAAATCTTTTTGATTCGCCATGTTGTTCAAATCTTAAGTGTTTTGTATCTGGATCATTAATAGCATAACATAACATATACAAATCTGTTGCATGTGTCCTAAACAGAGTGTAACCACTATATTGTGCTGTTTGCTTTGCATACTGCTTTGCGTATGCATGTTGCTTATCATCTTGTAGCATTAAGTAAATTAATAATGTATTAAGATATGTAAGATTAGCAATTTCTCTACCGGTAATAAATTTAAACTGTTGAGTAGTTCTGTACAGTCTTGACTCGCATAAATCTTCATTTATAAGTTGTAGGTCCATTACTTTGTTGCTCCGTGACCTAATGCAAAGTTATTTTTACTAAAATCTAACCTGTCAACTAATTTAATTGCGTTACCCATTCTATCTACTGCAACAAAACCTTCTTCTTGTGTAACCTCGTATCCTCCATCCTTCTCTACAAATGTTGGAATTTGTTGAAGTGCTTTTAGTTTATTTAAGAAAACTAATTTTGCTTCTATCAACTTTAAATATAAATCGTAAACAGCAACAATTTGAGGTACATGTTCTTTGATAAATTTAACACCTTGTACCATTAAATCTGTTTTAGCATCTATGGTTTTTTGTGTTTTAACTTTGTCTATCTCTTTTTCCATATATGTAATATATTTTTGTACAAAACTTTGTGCAAACACAGTTGGATTCTGTTCAAACTCACCTGCATTTTTTATATTAGCATTAACATGAGCCTTTAGTTGTTGTAAAAATACTTTTTCACCTATAACTTCTGCACCTTTGTCTAAAAAGTTAAATGTATCTTGATCTATATTTTTTAGATATGCGTCTGCTTGTTTAATTGCTTTAAGCAATTCTGCACTTTCATCAGCAGTAAGTGTAACTGTACCACTTAAATCTTTAATATTAGCATCAGTGTGCCAAACACCAGTTGCTTCTCCCAGGACACTACTGTCAAAACCAAATGTTGCTTTTGTATCTGCTAATGTTTGTCCGCCTTTATATTCTGTGTGGAATACAATACCAAACTGCTTTGATGTAATTTGTTTTGCTAGATCACTGTTGCTTGGAACTGCATATACGATTGTATTTGGCTTGAAAGTAATGTATGATTCTCCGTCTATTTCTGTTTCTTTGAACTCGTCTTTTCCTGCCCACAGCATGTCTCCTTGTGCAACGGTATTCCAATTTAACTTACTTAATAAATTTAATGCTATTGTCAATTTGTCTGCAAGTTCACCTGGACCATGATTTTCTAAAATATCTTTGGGGGTAAAATTTAATTTTGGCTTTTGTGCAAATACTCCTTTAGTACCTACAAAGAATTTACCTGACTGTGGATCGCGACCGCAAATAATTGCAGGTTTGCCGTCCCATTTTGTAGTAATATTAAATTTTTCTTTGCTGTTGCCTTCCAGCATTTGATGTAAACTGTACAAATAGTTTATAGATTCTTTTGCACCCGCATAACCTTTATTGAAAATATTGTCTTCGAGATGTTCTAAGTGAGTATTCTTACCCTCTGCTTCTAGTATTAAACTCTCTGAAAGAATTTGTGTTACTAGAGGTTTTGAAATCTCTACAAACTTCATGACTAATACTGATCTCTAGGCGCATTCTGGAACTTAGGATCATCACTTCTTGGTGCGTTTAACTCTGCATTTGTATCTTGATTGATAGCATAATTTGGCTTAGTAGTATCTAATGCTGTTTTGCCCTTCTGGTTATCATATCTAG